CAGATCGCCTGCTTGCTGCAAGACCTTCGGGAAGTCGTGAAGCGCGTCTACGCCGAGGTAGGCAGCGATCAGATCGAAGATGTCGCCACCATCACCCGTGGCCCGGTCGGTCCACAGTCCTGCCTTCTCGCCGTCGAGCACGACCTCGAGGCTGTCGCCAGGACTGCCCAGTACGTCCCCGATCAGGAACTTGCCCCGACGCTTCTTGCCGGCCGGAAACAGCGTGAACAGGACCGACTCCAAGCGCGCCAGCAGGTCGGCGCGCACAGCGTCGCGCTGCGCGCCTTGATCGATGGGTGCATCAGTACCGTCGTCGTTGAAGTCAAGCATCGACGACCTCCTCGTCACCGGTCGCGGTGACGTTCTGCTGGGACTCCATCCACGCCATCAATTCGCCCAGCTTGAAGCGCACGAGCTTGCCCACCCGGTAGTGCGGAACCTGAAGACGATCGCGTTCCTTTGGATGGGTGAGCAGGTACATCTGAAGGTTCAGGCAGTGCGCGGCTTCACGCGCATCGACCAGCCGCTCACGCAGGACGTCGTTTGCAGTGATGCTGCTCATGCCGCTGCCCTCCAGCACCGGTCCTGCCAGGCGCACATTCGGCACTCGAAGTGCGTGGGGTCATGGAAGCCACGAGCGAGCAACTCGCCGGCATCAGTGGCCGAGATCACTCGCAGGCCGCGGTCGGACATGCGTTGTGCCAGTTCCGCATCGAAGGGAACCAACTCGGTGTAGATCTCCATCGTGTCGGCGTTGATCGCGGTGAAGATCGCCGGGTGCTCGTGCAGCTGGAGGTAGGCCTGATAGAGCACGACCTGCGCGTGGTAGATCGGTTTGGCCACGGCCAGCCGGTTCTTCTCCAACTCGCGCCAGGACTTTGATCCCAGGCACTTGTTCTCCCACAGCGCTGGGTAAGCGAAGCCCTCTGGACCACCGACGATGACGCCGTCGATGTGACCCTGCAGCCGACCGTCGACAGCGGCAAACCCGAACTGATCGCCATTGGCCTTGCGGGTGCGCAGGTCGAAACCTGCTGCCCGAAGCCACGCGACCATGCAGTCCTCCATCACATGGCCACGCTCGAAGATGCGCAGAATGCGTCCCTCGGTTTCCCGGCCAGGATCGACGGGCGCCTGGGCAAACTCATACTGCAGGGCCCGCTCACAAGCAGCGCCCAGACGCGACGCGCCGAGGTAGGAGCGCGGCGTCTGCGAGGAGCGTGTCTGCTGCAGGCCGGCGTCCACCAGCGCGGTCACCTGACCGGAGACACTCGAAGTGGAATTGAAGTCGATCATGGCTTCACCCCCTTCGGCTCTTCCCACGGCAAGTCGTCCTCCAAATCGGCGAACGGATTGGCCATGGGGTCGGGCGTGGGGGCCAAGCCCCGCACGGGCGGGAACTTGGTCTCCTCGTGGTGTTCGACCATCGCGTCCGTGTAGCAAGTAACGATGGCGTCGATGACCTGGAGTGCCTCCCCTTCGGAGTACTGCCCCAAGGGCTTGTCGAAGCCGATCTCGCCAGCTGCCTCCCCGAAGGACTTGAGGCACTTGCGCATCGCTGCGCGCTCAACATCAGATGCGTCAATCACGGTGACCTCCCTGATGTCCTTCATGCCGTCGGTCACACGTACCCAGTTGCCGTACAGCGCGTGAAACGCGTCCTGACACCGGCGCGAACAGAAGACCCAGTCGATCGGGTAGCGCCCGGGGGTACCGATGCCACGACGGTTGTCCGTGTGGCCGTATCCGCGCGCCTGTCGTTTGCAGACCCAACATTTCACGCATCCCCCTTACTGCGCCCAGGCCGGCTTGCCCGGTACGGCAGGACGCGGGGCCTGCGGCGCGGCCGGAGGTGCTGCGACCGGCGCGGTCGGGGTGTACGAGGCGGGGGTCGGCCGCGTGGCGGCGCCCGTGGTACGGGCGTAGTCGGGGTGATCCGGCTCGACGGCCATCTTCACGACGTTGCGAAGATCGCCACGCCCGTCCTTCTCGACGTCGATGCGGGCCACGAACTCCAGACCATCCAACTCATGGAAGCCGGAGATGCGCCGGGCTGCCGCTGCCTGCGGTGAGTTGTCCTGCGGGCGGATGTTGCGGGCGCTGTTGAGTGCGGCGCGCACGAAGGTGCGACCCATGTTTCCCCAGGCCGGACCCTTGGCGCTGTGCAGTCCGACGTTGCTCCACATCTTGCGACGGGCGAATTCGCCCTCCATCACGACAAACTCGCAGGACAGGAAGATCGAACCAGTCTCAAAGCTCTGAGTTGCGTAGCCACCTGTCCAGCCCTGATTGGGGTCGTCGTAACCACCGGGCTTGATGGTCATGCGCACCTTGGCCACTGTCCCCTTGGGAATCAGGTCGAAGGTCTGTTGCTGCTCGGCGTCGTTGAAATCGTTCCAGGCGGACATGGGTTACTCCTTGCTGTTCTTGGGTTGGGTTGCGGCAGCACACTTCTCGATGAGTGCGCGCAGGTCGGGGGGCTCCAGCAGATCGAGCTGACCGGAGCGGTCCTTGGCCGGATAGCCATAGGGATTCATGGTTTGCGTGACAAAGGCGCGGTACGACGAGCCGTCCTCAGACTTGATCTCGGCCAGCGTCACCACCTCGTCGACGATGCCGGGCAGCTCGGCCGAGGTCTTGGCACCTTCGATCTGCGGGACGAAGACCTTGCGGTTGAAGTCGTCCATCCGCTCATCGAGGATCGAGACGAATACGACGTGCTTGCCGCGTGCGTGCTGAAGATGCATGAGCGAACCCAGCATCTCGGTGCCGAGCAGCCCGTAGGCGCCGCGCGTGTCGGGCTTACCCGTGCGCTCGGACAGCGCCTGCGGTTGGGTCTTGGCCCAGATCAGCGCGAGCCGGGCCAGCACCGTGATGCTGTCGACGAAGTAGGTGTCGTACTTGGCCAGCTGCCCTGGATCTCCGTAGCGCTCGCAGACATGCTGGTAGTGCGCCTCCGAGAACGGCGCCTCGGGCGGCAACGCTTTGTTCGGACCCGCCAGGAAGACCACCAGGTCGCGGAACTCTGGCCAGGTGCTCGGGCGCACGCAGTCGCCGTGCCAGTCCCTGACGGCGAGATCGCCAGCTTCGAGATCGACGAACAAGGTCGATGCTTCAGGCAGCGTCTTGAGTTGGGTGGTCTTGCCGATACCGCTCTTGCCGAGCAGCACCAGCTTCACACCGTTCTTCTCGCGTAGGCGCTGGTCAGCGGTGATGATAGGAAGCGCCATCACGCCACCTCCTTCATCTGATCAACGACGGCCGGGTTCCAGAGGATCTGGTAGCCGCTATGGCCGTTGCGCGAAAACGGCATGGCCTCGGCCCACGCCTTACCTGCGTCGGTGAGTTCCCACTCGTCACGCTCGTTGCGAAACTGGAAGCCCAGGAGTGCGAGGCGCTGGTTGGTGGCCTTGGCCGACGACCCGGCCAACTTCCCCAACTGTGTCGCGTTGTGGGAGCAGGTAGGCTCGTTGGCCGCCGGCAGCGCGCGGCGCAGGGTCTCGATCACCAGCCCGGTGTTCTCCTGGATGCAGGTGAGCGTGGCCGCCATGGCGATGCCAGCTTTCACGCCGGGCACCTTGGCCACGGCGTCGCCGATCAACAGCAGGGAGGACACGCGGTCCTGCGTCTGAGCCGGCAAGGCAGCCATCGGCGTCACCGCGTAGGCGCCAGTCTTGCGGATCGAGGGCAGGACCTCAGTGGTGACCCAGCGCTTGAACCGCTTTGCGGCGTCCTTGGTGCTGCCGAGGATCAGCGCGTACAGGCCAGACTCATTGACGTGGTTGGCCCGCTGCGTACGGCCAAGGGTGTCGATGGTGTCCATTTTCTGGACGTCATCGGCATCGACGTGGGACTCCAGTGCCTGACGCGCATTGCCAAGCTGCAGCGCCTCGCACACGTCGTTGGCGTTGAACCAGGGCTGGCTGGCGTCGTCCACCTGCACGCGCAGAGCGTGCGTCTCGAACTGGAACGGAATGATCGTGCTCATGGTTACTCCTTCCAGCCGATGTCGGACCGGCGATCGGCGCCAAGAGCGCCGGACTTGCGGGCGTTGATGTAGAGCTCGTCGAGCGCTGCCCGGCGGCGGCTGACCAGGGACTGCTCCTCAGACGCCATCTGGAGGGCGAAGGCCAGTTCATCGAGCGTGGCTGTCATCGTCGGAATCACGACCTCGCGGCCAGCGCGGTCGCGATAGCGAATCTGCTCAGGCAGGTGGTCGCCGTAGAACGTGGTGATGCGCTTGCGCAGTGCAGAGATGTTGTTGGTGTTCATGGATCAGTCCTCGGAATCGATGGCCAGGTCGTAGGACGACTTGCCGGGTTTGACAATGCGGGCTGGCTCGAACTGCTGACGCAGGGAGGTCGGCCAGTTGTTGAAGCGGGACTCGGGGACGCTGAACTCGATGTCCAGGTACTCCTCAACCCGTTCGCCGGAAGCGGCAATGCGCTGGGCGATGGCGGCGAGTTGCTTCTGGTCCCAGCTCACGCGTTTCGGGGTGTCGACCGTGATGCGCACCAGTCCGTCGTTGAACCGGACAGTGCCGAAGTCCTTGCCGGCATCGGCACGAGCGGTTCGCTCCTGCTCGGTGTAGCGACGCTGCATGGCAGCGTGGACCTTGATCTGCGCCTTCTTGACCCAGTCGACCAGCTGCGCGAGGTTGTGGTGGACCTCGCAGAGCTGGGCCGGCGGAAGGGATGCCAACTGGGTGTCCGACATCACGGACAACTGCTCGGGGAAGATGGTGATTTCGTTCATCGCCTTCTCCGATCAGCGGACCGAGCGTTCGGACGTCGAGTCGTGCAGGGCGCTAGCCTCGAAGTCGATGACCGTCTCCAGCGGATAGCTAACCCGCTTGGACAACTTCAGGTATTTCGGGCCACGACCCTCGCTGCGCCAGCGCTGCAGGGTCTTGGGACTGATGCCCCAGCGCTGCGCCAGTTCGTTCTCGTTGAGCACCCGACGATCGCCGGGTGACATGCTGTTGACCGCCTCGCGGGGCGACCGGGGATTGGGGGTTGCCGGTGTCGGCATGGAAGACTCCTTTGAGACTGTTGAGGAACAGGTGTCATTGGAGAATTCGGGTGGCGAACATAGGAGGGACGCATTGGCGAACCACGCGGAAACTCCTGGTTCGCCAATGGCCCCCTGAACGCAAAAACGGCGAGCCCTGGGCCCGCCGTCCTGGGTGTCGATCCGGTCAGCGGATCAGATGGAGAAGCCGAGCGCCTTGCGTTGCTCCGGCCAGTCACGGGGCAACTGGTCGTGCCTACCGCGCAGCGTCGCCAGGTTCAGATGCCGGGGCTGCTGCCCATCCAGGATGGCCTCGATGATGTCCGGCGCCAGCGTGGTCATCCGAAGGACTTCGGCCACCCAACCCTGTTCGAGCTTCATCGACACAGCCAGGTCCCGGATCGTTGGGTACTTCCCTTGGTCAAGGAGCTTCTGCCAGTAGAACGCTTTGCCCAGCGTGCGGATCATCGGGACGTCTTCCCCGCCCGCACCAAGGACGGAGCGCTCCCCCGGTGGCGGCGTCATGATCTTGCGGTTGTTTTTGCGCCGGATGGTCAAGGGCACCATGGTCACGCGCTGCTGGCCGGTGACGTAATTGCGGGCATCCTGTCCGATGTCGATTCGCACATTCCGCTGCTTGGGGTTGTCCGGGTGCATCGCTGGCGTGTCGATGGTTTTCACGCGTAGACCTCCTCGGCTGGACTGTTGGTCTCTTCAACCAGGGGGTGGGTGCCGATGTCCTGGCCGAGGCCAAGCCATCCGTCCTCACGCCAAAGGATGTCCAGACCACGCTCGTGCAGCTGGACCCGCTCAATCAGCAACTGGGTGATCCGTTGCTGCTCTTTCGGGAACAGCTGGTCCCACACCGCGCCGATTCGCTGCATGGCCACGACGACCTGCGCTTCCTCGAGTTGGGCTCCGCGCGGATGTTTCTGGCAGGAGCGCCAAGTTGCCAGCATCACCTCCGGAGCCCGCAAGGCCTGGTGAATCTGCTCCAACACTGCGGTTTCGATCTCAGCAGCTGGCAAAGGGCCGATGTCCGTGGCGCCGGGAACTAGGGTTGCGCCGGCATTACGCCGCTTGTGCAGGTACGGCACGTAGTAGCGATACAGCCGCCCGTTCTTCTTTCGGGTGTAGCTGTGGATCATCAGTTGCCCATCGGGCGCATGGAGCAGTCCGGCGAGCAATGCAGGGTGCTGGGTAAGCCCGTCACGCGGGCCATGCTTTCGGCGCTCGACGAAGGCGTGTGCGGCGTTCCAGAGTTCCTGGTCGACGATTGCTTCGTGCTGGCCAGGGTAGCTCTTGCCTTTGTGCTGGATCTCGCCCAGATAGATCCTGTTGCGCAGCATCGTGAAGATGTACTGCTGGTCGATGGGTCGACCGGCTCGGAACTGGCCGTTCTGCGTCTGCCATGCCTTAGTCGTGCGACCTTCGATCGCCAACTCGCGCACGATCTCCGCCGCCGACCCGTGCTCGGCGTAGCGGCGGAAGATGTACCGCACCAAGTCCGCCTCTGGCTCGTTGATCAGCAACTTGCGCTCGACCACGTCGTACCCGAGGGGGGGCATGCCGCCCATCCACATCCCCTTGGCCTTGCTGGCCGCAATCTTGTCGCGGATGCGCTCGCCCGTGACCTCGCGCTCGAACTGGGCGAAGGACAGCAGGATGTTCAGGGTCAGTCGGCCCATCGAGGTCGTCGTGTTGAACTGCTGCGTGACCGAGACAAAGCTAACGCCATTGCGGTCGAAGACATCGACCAACTTGGCGAAGTCCGGGAGGCTGCGAGTCAGTCGATCGATCTTGTAGACGACCACGATGTCGACGCGGCCGTCTTCAATGTCTGCCAGCAGTCGCTTGAGTGCGGGGCGGTCCAGGTTTCCGCCGGAGAAGCCCCCGTCGTCGTAGCCGTCTGCCACTGCCGTCCAGCCCTCATGGCGCTGGCTCGACACGAACGCTAGACCGGCGTCGCGCTGCGCTTCGAGGCTGTTGTAGTCCTGATCCAGACCTTCGTCGGTGGACTTTCGCGTGTAGACTGCGCAGCGCTTGCGAGGTACCAGGGCCGGCGGCTGCGGTGCGGCGCGCGACGTCCTCATGCGACCTCCTTCTTCTTGGTCTTGAGACCAAAGAACACGGGG